CTGGCCTTTTATGTCAACTGGACCTAGGTCTACCGTTCCATTCCTGGCACTGGTCGGACTGCCCTTCCGGCTTCATCCAGTCTAACTGGTTGATCCGGATTGTCAATCCGTGCGATCTTCTCTAGTAGAGCTTCTTGTTCAGAGAGCTCTCCAGATGCAAGTCGCATCAGTGTACGACACTTCTTCATGGATTTCCATTCATGTTCGTGGTCGTAAACGGCATATCTAGGCCCAGCGGGGGCGGAAGAGACTCGGTCCGGTTGAGGGACCCTCAGGGCGTTTGCCTTGAGTAACGTCAACCGGGCCTGGGTTCGATCTTTCGTGGGTTCGTCGAGGCCTTCCATCACCGGCGCAAGTCGTTCTCTCTCACTTCTTGTGAAGAGACGCGTGCGTTGTTCCGGTGGAATGTCAGAACGAGCCTTTTGGAGGACATGATCAAGAACGTACTCTCTCTGCAACACATCGTCAAGATTCACCAGGATCTTTTCCTTGTTTGTGGAATCAAGAATTTCAGTGGCCTTGGCCACAGCCTTTGCTGCAAGCATAGGTTTCACAGATTCCCACTGTGATGCTTCTTGTTTGATTGCGTTCTTAATCTGAGAGACTATTGACGAAAACTTCAGCGGAGGTCCTTTCGTCGTCTTGTCATGAAGGAGCGAAAAGAATGATGTTGTCCTTGCGGTCATATCATCCTCTAGTTCTTGTCGTGTCAGGGCGCCAGGGTCAGTGGACTCGCTCTTGGCATCGAACTCTGCCGTAAGGCGGTGAACGATTTCTCGAGCGGGTCCGCTCAAGGGACTCTGGAGAAAGATTCTTTGGATTTTCCGCAGTAGCTGTGGTCGCTCTTGGGTGACTACAACTGCTGCGGCCTTTCTGAAGAGTGGTGGCGCGTCCGGCTTGCCGGGCAAACCCCAACCTCCGAGGAAGCGAGGCCAGTGGAGGGGAAGGCCACTCTGTTCCCACTGTCGGAATGTATTAGGGTGCAGATAGCGGGCGACATCTAGCAATATTTGTCGCTGCGCACCTACACACTCGTCCATTTCTTCGGTGAGAGTTTGTGCCAGAGTGGCCCATGCTGGCATGGTATCATCTCCCGAGGCGTGTCGACGTGCCTGTGCAATGGCACTTAAGGTCGGACGTTTTACTCGGCTGATGATCCGATGATAGAGTTTGTCTTCGCTGACGGCGACGGGCTTCGGGAGACCGAAGCGGGACGCGCTTCCCGTTGGGATTGCCGGAAGGTTTTCAACCTTCAGCGTTTTGCTGAGGATGAAGAGTTTCTCGACAAAGATGGCAGCATCAGGAGACCGAAACGTCTTCTTCTTGTTGACCACCAGCCCAGCTCGTTCAAGGTTCGCAAAGTATTTCTCTGTCATCGGCCGCGTCCAAGCCGCGGTCATGTCATCACCACAGGTTTCGAAAACTGGTTGCCCACCTTGGGGTGACGCGCGCGATGCAGCCCAATCGTTCACAAGTGTGAGGATCGGCCAAGCGAGAGGCAGGCCCATGAGTGCCCCTCGTGACGTATCCTTACTCTTGAGAGCTTCGACCTCTTTTGGTAGATCAGGCGTGGTCGGGTCCAATCTCATTGGCCCGATCAACTTCTGACCTACCCATTGGTATGAACATGGAAATTCATGCCCAATGACGTCCCAGATTGCAGCCCA